ACGCGTGACGGATCCTTATGAGATTGTCCAGTCAGACAATCATATCGCCAGCTTTGTGAAAAGCGGCGGTTATGATCCAGTCGTGGCGGACAAGCGGTATCCGAATGACCCTGGAATCCAGAAAGTCAAACAGACCGCACTAGTTCCCAGTCACATGCTAAGGGAGATTTCTCTCCGAGGCTGTGCTCTGAGACTTCCTTCATTCAAGAGTGAGGTAAGTTTAATAAACTTCCTCATCGAGTTGAAGGACCTACGCAAGATGCTACTGCAATGCAAGAAATTCGCAGAGTACGTCGACAAGGTCACATCTGTGGCCCGCGGCGAAAACTCCGTGAAAACCTTGAAGGTCTCTAATAAAGACCTTGCTAGTAACTACTTGGGTGGTGAGTTTGGATGGTTACCCTTCGCTAGAGACGTGGTCGGTATTGCCCGAGCAATTGGGACAATACGGTCGCGCCTGAAGAAGTTCATAAAAGAACAACATCAGGTGAAAGTTGGGAAGTACTCTAAAAGTCTTTCCAACATGTTCTTCTCCAGTGTTTCACAAGAGGGAGACAACATATACGTGGGTCCTTCCGTTAGGAATGACCTGCCAGATATGTATGCATTCATCTCAGGAGGTACGGAGCAAATTGCCGTACGCAACCGTCGTGTAGTCTTTACTATAAAGTATAGCTACTGGATCCCGGAAATGACTGATTTTCAAGTCAAATTACGGGCTCTTTGTTCAGTTCTTGGCCTCGAATGGAATCCCAAAATTATTTGGGATGCGATTCCTTGGTCATTCCTGATCGACTGGTGCGTTGACGTAGGCGATTTACTGGAGAAGCAATTAGCTAAGCCAGTATTCCCTATATCACTCCGCGTTCATGAGATTATGGTGAGTGAAACCCACCATTTCTCTTATAAACGTATGGTTAATGTACCATACGTGTGGGATCCTCCTAATGCCGGAGCCGGAGTGACACTTATGACTACGTCGAAGGGCAAAATTGTCCGTCGATATAAGAATAAGTTCATCACCGAGGCTGAGTGCATTAAGATGCCGTGGAGAGGCGACCCGGGCGCTCCGCGCCCGAGACAACTAGCTTGCTTTCTTGCCCTCTTGGTAACAAATGCCAAGGCGGTTAAGAAGCGCAAGCCTCGTCCTCCTAGCAAAGCACGCATGCCCTCAAAGCACGGATCTTGGATCCGTACTAGAGGCCGCTAGCTTTGCACCCGTACCAGGTTAGTTTCCTGGCTGTCACTAAGCAATCTCCGCAAGGAGATACTCAGAAACACAACGCGTATGCTAGACGACCCTTATCTTCTAAAGGTCGACAATACTACAGCGATCGTTACCTTCAACAAGATTTCCCAACAGGGACGCCAAAGCGTCTCTAAGGGAGCTTCTGCAGGTACTCACGCTGTATCAGCACACACTCCGCAATTTAACTGCAATGTTGCTCATACGAGCACCAAAGCAGGGCGAGAGCGGAGCCTGCTGCGCCTTGATTTGCAGACTACTCATTCGAGTACTGCAGTCAAGGAGTCGGCGTCCATCAACCTTGTGGTCGACCGTGATCCGAAAGGATCACTCAGTCCGGCCATGGTGACGACGCTCCTGGCCCTGCTGACGAACACCCTCATTGAGGGCTTCGGCGGGGACGTTATTGATGGCGCCTCTGGCGCAATCGATCCGTCCTCGGTAGCTGGCCAGTTTATCAATGGTGAATCCTAGTTTAATCTAGGGCTGCTCCCCCAGTTATGGGGGAGCGACTTTCACTATCATCGACAATCGACATTAGTCGCAAGGGCTCGTGCTAGTGTATCATAACTCGCTAACGCTGTTATGGACACGCCTAAGATTTATCTTAGAGTGTATCTGAGCCTAGTGGCTGATGTAGCTGATAGTCTCTCTTGGGATTCAAACCACACTGTTGCTTATATTAAGCAACGGTACGACGCGGAAGGTCTTTCGTTTCTGACGAAGACCCTCCCTACATTGGGTAAACGCTTTCAGCGTTCACTCGATGGCGTCTCTCCGCTTGACCTTACCGGCTTTCGCCGGAAAGGAGTAGCACCGATATTATATCGGGAGCTATTTGAAGCGGTGTTGGACCCAGCAGGAAGGGTCCGCCGGGAGGCGGACCCACGGACTATCAGGTTGCTACGGCAACTTCTTCTTGTATTTTACAAGTTAGAAGTGCCATATCCATCGGAATCCTGTGACAAAGTCATTAAAGACTTTATCAGGAACGACCTCGAAATCGCGCACGTTGCGGATGTCCTTTATGGACTTCCTCACGTACTCGAACGAACTGTATATGCAGCTCTTAAACGGAGCCAGCATACTGAGTTCATTGCCGAGGCGGGTCATACTAACGGATACTCGCAAGAGTATCCTCTCGACGGAACTGCGCACGAAGAATTTCTTCGTGCAGCCGGACCTGACAGTAGTAGGACTCCTGTTCGAGAAGGAGCCACGCCACCGCACCATCCGGGTTCGCACCTGGAAGGTCGGGGTAGGCTCGATCTTGGACTAGTCGTTCAGACGGCGCGTGAATTAATCACGCGGATAACCTCCGGAATACGCGTCGAGGATTTTATGCCTCGACACGGACCCGGAGCCGTTGCCACAGGGGAGATGCCATGGGGGAAGTTTAACTTCTCTATAATGTACGAGTCGCTGGACCAAATCTGGCCCTACGACGAGTACTTCCATGCATCGCTTAGTCACTTCGAACACTCCCGTTTACGGGAGGGTCGTTTGACTAACGCGCTAATCCAGAAGAACGGCACGGCGAAAGTCGTGCTTGTTCCCAAGGATTCGCGAGGTCCCCGATTGATAAGTTGCGAGCCCTTAGCACAACAATGGATTCAACAAGGCATCGCCAGAGAGCTTATTAAGACTCTCGAGACCAACCGATTAACCCGAGGAAGATTAAACTTCACGGATCAGTCGATTAATCAGCGATATGCCATGTATGGTTCATTGGGAGCTAAGTGGGCGACCTTAGATATGAAGGATGCTTCGGATCGGGTGGCGACTTCTTTAGTCGCTTGCCTGTTCCAAGATACCCATATCTTGTCTAGTATAATGGCTAGCCGTTCAACGGCTACCATGTTACCAGATGGTCGAGTTATCCCGCTACACAAGTTCGCACCAATGGGATCAGCGTTATGCTTTCCCGTTGAGGCGTTTGTGTTTTGGTCGCTCGCCGTAGCAGCCATAGTCGCCCACGGTGGGACGCTCGAAAGAGCGTCCTCACACGTGCGAGTCTATGGCGATGACATAATCTGTCACTGCGAAGACTATGCAGTGATCGAAGAAGCCTTCACCAGGGTTGGGCTATTGCTCAACCCGGGCAAGTGCTTCGTTCAGGGTCCCTTTCGGGAATCCTGTGGCGTAGACGCTTATAACGGCGTCGACGTCACTCCGGTATATCTCCGGAGAACTGTGTCATCAGACGGAAGCCTAGCAGCATCCAATATACCCTCTTGGGTAGAGTATCATAACGAACTCTACCTGCGGGGTTACTGGCGTACCTGTGGGCGGATTAGGAACTTAATCGGTAAAACGATGCGAGTCCCAATCGTAAATGATTGGGAACCGCGTTCCTATATCTGTCTGCGGTTGTACGAGTGTCACACTCCAGATGAACCGGGTTTTCCACTTCGGTGGAACCCCAAGTTACAACGGCGCGAAATTT